GCTTCTCCAAATGTTTTTTGTAATTCTGGATTGTTTATAAACTCAAAAACTCTTTTGTATACTTCTGGAAACTTTGCAACTGATAAGTTAGTTTTTAAATTAAATGGTTTAGCACCATAATCTTTAATTTTACCATCTGCTGTAATACCACCAAAATCTTGTGGTAAATAACTTTGTATATTAACAATTGCCTCTAATGCTTTTTTATTTCCTCCTTTATAAGCATGTCCTAATACTTTATCGAACTGTGCTTTAAATGCTCTTTGATTTAAAAATTCTGGTAATGGTTTTATTCTAATTAAATTATTTACATCTTGACC